GTACTACGAGGCACGTAGTGAGCCTATGGATGGGCAGTATGCAGTTGCCCACGTAGTGCTCAATCGTGTAGCTGATGACTCGTTCCCTAACGATGCATGTAAGGTGGTCAAGCAGGGATACCACAAGGGCAAGCACAGATGCCAGTTCTCGTGGTACTGTGACGGTAAGTCAGACAAACCCAAAGACAAACTGGCTTGGGTAGTTGCACAAGTGGTAGCCTACAACACACTGTATGGCTATCACAAAGACAATACACATGGTGCTACACACTACCATGCTACCTACGTAAGTCCGTGGTGGCGCAAGCACTATGACAAAACTGTGGCTCATGGGTCACACATCTTCTACAAATAATTGTGGGGGTTTACATTACTACATAACTATGGCAAAGTTGCCACATAACCAACTGAAAAGGAGTATTTTATATGCCATTCGACATTAACAACACATTCGACATTCCAACAAAGCTAGACTTCAATGTGGAGTTTGAACCTACAAAGGTCAACGATAAGAAGTACGTCATCAATGGTGACACTGGTGAGTACATCGGTATCGTGGGTAAAGGTTTTACCTGTGCCTCTCATGGTGACTTCTATCGTGGAGTGTACGATACAATCACAGAGAACCTGTTGCCATCAGAGCTAGAGAACGCAAAGTATACATGGCGGTCTGCTCGTGACAATGCATGGTCTATGCTAGACATTACGCTACCTGACATGAAGGTAGAGATCAACACAGACAAGCACACAACTACGCTTGGCAATCGTATCATCTCATTGCATGGCATTGATGGTTCGTGCAGCAACCAAGCATTCTTTGGTGCTATTGATTTCTTTTGTACCAATGGATCAATCACTGGTGAGTATGATCAGGTTCGTAAGAAGAACACTTCTAACTTTACACTGGAAGGTTTCATATATGAACTAAGACGTGCAAGGACAGACTTCTACGAACAGACTGCAAAGATGCAGGTGTGGGCTGAGACTGACCTCAAGTATGTGAACGTACAGTCATTGCTTGAGGACATGATTACATCCAAGCGTAAGTCTGAAAAGATGTACGAGTTGTATTGTCATGAGGCATCTCAACGAGGCCACAATAAGTGGGCGTTGTACTCTGCCTTTACCAACTATGCATCCTATGCTGATGAGCGTAATGGGTTCAGCCTACGTAACACTGGTAACGACACACAGGCTATCAGCATGTTCAGTCGTGAACAGGAAGTCAGCAAGTGGGTATGTGACAAACGCTTCGTAGAGTTGGAAGCTGCTTAATGCAGATGCTACCACGCTATGTACAACTAAGAGTGTCATCTTCGGGTGACACTTCTTATCGCTTCAATCCACCACAGATGCTTGTAGATGAGGGCGTGGTGGAACGTGAGGAACTGGGTACTGATACCAAAGAGGTACTCAAACTAGCAAAGGAGTTAAACAAACAGATAGATGATTGGCGTGAGGAACGTGCAAAACTTGTGGGCTTGAAGCCAAGCAGCAGGGTCACAGACCTTATCAACTTTTACTATCAATCCAATGATTTCAATATGTTACGTGACACAACTAAAGTAGATTACAGATACTTTCTGACTGTCGTACACCAGACTATCGGGTGTCGTAAGTACAAAGACGTGACATCCAAGATAGCCAAGGCTGCATATGAAGAGTGGGTCAAGCGTGGCATTAGCTTTGCTAACCATGCGGCTACCTGTGCAAGCAGAGTGTACAACTATGCCATACAGATGGAACATGCAGAGCAGAATCCGTTTGGTAAGATCAAGCGTAAGACTGCCAAGCAACGTAAGATGGTGTGGTCACATGGTGAGGTGAACAAGTTTCTTGACGTGGCGTACAGTGACTTTGACTACAGGAATGTCGGGTTGATTATACACATGGCATACGAGTGGTGTCAGCGTCTGGGTGACATGCGTAACCTACGATGGGAGAACCTTGACTTGGATAAGCAGCAGCTTACATTAGAACAGAGTAAGCGTAGGGCTGATGTGTTCCTACCTATCACAGATAACCTGACTGCCATGCTCAAAGAACAGAAGTCTGACTTTGGTTTTCAACCTTGGGTAGTGCCACATCCCATGCCTGTGAAGGGCGTGTACAAACCATACGCAATGGAGAGACTGTCCAAGGTTGGACGGAAGATCATGCGACTAGCAAAGCTACCTGAAGAGCTACGGCTCATGGACATACGGAGAACTGGTATAACACAGATGATAGACAAGGGTGTGCCACTGCCACAAATCATGGCTGTATCTGGACATACACATGTGTCCTCTGTGAAGCCATATCACAAGCATACATACGAAAGTGCAAGTAGTGCCTTGACACGTAGAGACATTAGTGTACAATCGACTGTAAGGAGCAACATTGAAAGTGATACACTATGAGTGTATATAATATTATTAATGATATAACACTTACAAATGGAGACACTAAGCGTATGAATTGTCCTGAGTGTGGTGGTCGTAAGACCTTTACTGTGACAAACAATCTTGGTTCTCTTGTGTGGAATTGTTACAAGGCAGGTTGTCATGTATCTGGTGGCAAGCGTGTGCACCTTACAGCAGATGATATACGTAAGTCATTGGGTAGTGTTGCAGAAGAGACACACTCTATAACTTTCGACAAACCTGAGTGGCTTGTAAAAGATGATGATGCCATTGCAGCGTTCTGTAATGAGTGGGAACTAGACCCCAAGGTGTTGGGGTTACTGTATGATGTGAAGGAACATCGTGTGGTGTTCCCTGTAATGCAGGGCAATGCAATGGTAGATGCCACTGGTAGAGCGTTAGGCAAACGCATACCCAAGTGGAAACGATATGGAAAAAGCAGCTTGCCATACGTGTGTGGACGTGGTAAAACTGCTGTAGTTGTTGAGGACTGTGTGAGTGCAGCCATCGTAGGTACTGATGGATTTGTCGGGGTCGCAGTGTTGGGTACATCATTATCCGATGGGCATAAGAAGTACTTATCACAGTTCTCAACAGCAATTGTAGCTCTTGACCCTGACGCACTGCCCAAGACGCTACAGTTCGCAAAAGAATTACGAGGGCTAGTACCAAACGTAAATGTGCTACGCCTTGAAGATGACCTGAAATACAGAAACCAAACCGACTTAGATAAACTAACAACACTAGGAGACACATAATGGAATTATCATTAGTACGCAGCTTGATGGACAAAGAGTTCTATGACGATCATCGTGGTGCTAAATGCCCAGACAGATTGTTCAGTTCAGATGTACGCAAGATCAAGCAAGCAGTGGATACTGCAATGGACAGGTACTCACGTACAGTTACACCTGACGAGATAGAAGCACTGTTCATGGCAAACAATCCGACACTGACTACCGCACAGAAGCAAGCCTACAGTCACTTGTTCCACAAGATCAAGAAAGAAAGCCCGATGGGTAGTGACGTGGCACAGGAAGTATTGTCCAAGTTGTTTCAGCAAGTGGTGGGTGAGGACATTGCCAACCTTGGCTTTGATTATGTCAATGGTAGCAAGTCTAGCCTTGAACCACTACGTAATTTGATGGAGCAATATGGTGATGACTTCACGCCTAACCTACAAGTAGAGTGGGAAGACATAAGTCTTGATACTATCCTGTCGATGACAGATTTGGAGTCACAATGGACGTTCAACATTCCTACCCTGACACGTAAGGTAGAGGGCATCAATGCAGGACATTTGATTGAGGTAGGGGCGAGGCCGAACACTGGTAAGACCTCATTCCACGCCTCTCTCGTGGCCTCTCCGCAAGGGTTTGCTTGGCAAGGTGCTAAGTGTATCATTTTATGTAACGAAGAAGGCTATCACAGGGTGGCTCACAGGTACATTACAGCCGCCACAGGCATGGACAAGTTCGAGATCAGTAAGAACAAACACAGGGCTATGGAAGTGTTCGATCAGATACGTAAGAACGTCATGTTCAAGGATGCCACAGGTCGTGACATGAACTGGGTTGAGTCTGTATGTAAGTCATACAAGCCTGACATTGTGATACTGGACATGGGTGATAAGTTTGCCAAGATGGGTGGCTTTGCACGTCCTGACGAGGCACTCAAGGCTAACGCTGTACATGCAAGACAGATTGCCAAGCAGCATGAGTGTGCTATCTTCTACATGTCTCAGCTATCAGCAGAGGCAGAAGGTAAGGTGGTGCTGAACCAAGCCATGATGGAAGGATCACGTACAGGTAAGGCAGCAGAAGCTGACCTGATGATTATGATTTCCAAGAACCCTACAGTCGAAGGGCAAGAGGAAGAAGATAACCAACGCCACATCAACGTTGTAAAGAACAAGTTGTCTGGTTGGCATGGTATTGTACACACTGATCTTGAGTACAAGATTGCGAGGTACGTTGCATGAATTGGGTGATACTTGTTACCGTAACTATGGGTGATCCATTCCTTATACCATACAAAACATTTGAGTATGAGAATGCATGTGTTGAGTACGTCAACGATGTTGACAATGCCAGTACACTTGCCATAGAAGTAATTGCGATAGCAGGTTTCAATGATCCAGTTACAAATATTATTTGTGTAGCTGAGTATGAATTACAGAAAAGGAGAGAGGGATGAGACTAGCGGTAGTGATAGATGTTGATGGTGACATCA